AGAAGGCTCGGCTCGAGGGTGAGTTGCGCTTCAATCGGGATGCGATGGAACTATCGATTGAGGCCGAGAGAATTCTCAAGACCTACAATTATGAAGTGGGCCCCGGACCGGAGGGACATTTCAGTCCAGGACCCACCCGCCCCTCGCGGGGACCTCTTAGGCTGCCACAGGCGTAAGGCAGACCTTCTTCTCGTCGATCCTGCGGTTCTTGAGTCCCTGCAGCACGAACGGTGCTCCAACCCGCTTTCCCTTGACCCGCTTCTGAGCATGGATATACCAACTCGGCAGTGCACTGCAAGCAGACAGCCAGTGATCTGCCCTGATCTGGATTGCCATGGGTGACTTGCACACGGCATCTGGACCGGCGTTGTAGCTCGCATCGATCAATGCACCGAAAACATATTTCCGCTTTGGATCGATCAGCTGCGGAAGACACGCCAAGATCTTTGGTGCATAGTCACGAGCCATCCGTTGGCGTAACAGCTCTGCACATTGGTTCTTCGAGTAGATAAAGGTCGGATCGTTGCTGAGCTTGACTAGCGTCTCGCCGTAACACCAAGTGCTGATGTTCGCAGGATCCTTGTAGACCTTCGGGGCATAGCCCTCCCACTTCTGGGCAAGAGGAGCAGCGATTAGACAGGCGGCAGCGATGCAGGCACCGATAGCCGTCTGTTGTCCACCGGTGAGCTTCTTATTGCTGCTGTTGTCTTGCGGCATTTTGTGCCTCCTTCAACTTGGCTGCGGCTGCATCGAGCTTACGTTGCTTGAGTCTTGCGACAATGATCGGAAGACCGGCAACGAATGCAAGAATGAAAGGCGAAAGTGCAGCACGGAGCTCGGTCGGTAGAACGGCAGCAAGTTGACCCAGGATCGTTGGGTCATTCCAGAAGACCGTGACGATCAATCCCCACAGGATCGCCAGCCAGGAAGACCAAAGCTTATACCAGGACTTGCAGTCGTCGATGAAGTGACGATGAAGACCCTTGAACCACTCAACAATTCTACTCATCTTAACCTCCTTATCCCACGATGGTAAACAAAACTCGCCTTCGTCTCTTGGTAGGCACGAAGCCTATCGGTCGAGGCCTCGGCTGAGCGAAGAACCAGTTCCCCTCTTCGAGTAATGAAAGTCTAACTGCTGTGGGTGCTGATCCTGCTGCACCCCCGCCGCCTCCCCCGCTAGTTGCCCCGAAGTTGAAGACAACCGTTGCACCCGATGGTGCGATGTAGGCGGGACCCTTGAAGTTAAAGCCGGCGCCATTGCCTGGAGGAGGAGTATACATCCTAGATCGGGCTCACGTTATCATAGACCAACGAGTTATAGGTCGTGGGATCTGATCCTACGATCCTAACCTTGGGTCTGCCTAGACAAGCAACGGACCATGAGCCATCCACAGCACTCCTCGCCGTCCCGAGTAGCTCTCCCGTGTTTCGATCATAGACGTCAACTCGACGACCGGGAACCAAGACACTGTTCTCTTGAACGACCCCGCTAACGTGAGTTACCGGACCAGCTGGAAAGAACTGCTTCTGACTGATGTCCTGTGGTAGACTGGGAGCTATCAATCCATAGGGGGATAGAGTCGTAGCTGAGGGAATGGGGTAGTATGCTTGAGCTGAACTGTCGGCCTTAGTGTAACCCACAGCGTCGATTGATGAGAAACCAGCGGGCGGCGTGTCGACTGGACTTGAGAAATTGGTGGTCCACACGGTTCCCGTGATACTAGCACTGACTGCCGCTGCAAAGTTACCGATCCCGACTATGGCCGAGTAATCGATGCCGCCGACGCCCGTAGCTGGATTGTTCAAGACGTTGTTATTCCAGTTTCCATTATTGACACGGAACCAGATGAGACGATTAGCAGGGTCGACTGCAACCCCGATACGGTCTCCGGCAACATAGGCAGCGATAGTCGCAAGAGTGGCATTGTTGTTACGGACTACACCGCTCGGTTGATAGCCGATGGTGTTATTGCCCGCACCTAAGGCTGTGGAGTGATCCCAGTTCATGTTGGCGATACCGACCAAGGGAGTTCCGGTCAGCGTTGTGATGATGGCCTCGAAGTAGGACGGGCCTGACAATGATCGACGAGTCCGAACGCCCGCACTACCGGCGGTCGAGGTAGCTACAAGGAGCGGCGCATCTTGGAGGTTGATTGCACTGATTGTTCCAGTGAAGGCAGCGGTGTCAGCCTCAATGGCAAGATTAACGTCGGTCGCTATGAAGAATAGGGTCACAGAACCGGAGGCACCAAGAACGGCGGACGTGGCTACGATCTGCGAAGCGTTGGAATAGCCATTGGTGATGCGGATCTTACTGCCAACTGTCATCGTGTAGTTGAGGGTGATCGAGTAGCCTTGACCAGCAGTCAGAGACCCATTCCAACGCACGATGTCATTTGCGGCAGTTGCGGTTGCTGTGCCCGTTCCAGAGTTCCACGCAACGCCCGCACCCGTTGTGGGAGCGGAGGTAGGTAAAAGATTAGCGCCCGCCCCTGTTCCCGTTAGGGTGGTGTTTGTCTTTTGATTGTTGTCAAGTATGGTCAACATGGCTTAGGTCCAAGTATCCGAATACTCAATTAGTGGAGTGGCGATGTCGCCGCTGCCAAGGAGATAGGCCATGGTCTGTTGACAGATCAGTGACTTCCCGCTAAGGTTTCCGCTGGACAATGTCATCGTGTCGTTGTGCAGCATGACTCGATCATGCAATGGCGCCCAAAGGCCCGGTAGATATCCACGATATGAGAACCCGTGGAACATATAGAGGGGGGAGACCCACAATGCTCCATCCACCCCGTTAGGTCCGGGGAACTGAATGCTGCTGGCGTTGCGGCCCATCGTGAAGTTAAGGGTACCGTTGTTCGGGATCAGCAACTGGTTATCCGAGCTATACTGCATGATGGGCGTCGTGCCGATTTTGTTGTAGTCCATTATCTTGCCGAACTGCGTCGATCCCCCAATGCCGTTCCACGAGCGGGCGACATAGTGACCCATGTACTTGATGTTAAGGTTCGACAGAGCACCGACCATGTGGAACGGCTCATTCTGAGGGGTACCGTTGTTCTCCGTAGCTCGACCGATGATCGCAACAGCATACTGGTCGGCAGACTTGTAACTCTTGAAGTCGCCGAAGAAGAAGGGAACAGCACCAAGGGGTATCGTCTGATCGCCCGTTTCGATGAACAGGTAGATCGTCTGTCCGTTAGCGATGATCGTCCAGGGACGGGCTGTAGCATCGGCGGTCGTTGACTTGCGAATAGTCAACGTTCCCACACCAATGGTCGACTGAGCCGCCGTGGGGAACTGACCAGTGCCCGTCGGGGTGATTGCGGACATGGTCTCAAAGCCACAGGTTCTGGCCTCTCGAGCACCGCCGGCGCCCGGCCCCGTATCATCGATGTAAAGCAACATGCCTGAGGAGTTGTTGGCTCCAGTGAGGTTCTGAAGATAGGCAGCCTTGTTGGTCGTGCTTAGGGGTTTAGTCCAGCCGGCCGCCGTCTTGGAACCATAGCCGTTCACCAGAACGGCATCAAGGAGTGCAATCAAGGATCCGACCTGACCGGTTAGGACTGGAGCACTACCGTCAGTTGACTTGTATAGACGGACGGTCATTAGAAAACCTCCCCGAAGTAAAGAGTGCCGCTCATGACGAGGGCGGTAGCGGGTGCGCCCACAAGTTCCAGGATTGCAGCCTCACCCAATCCAACAGTGGGAATGTCGGCCGGTGGCCAGAAAAACTGACAGCCGTTGATCGTGTTAAAGACGTCTCTGTGAAGCGCGACCTCCGAACCGCTAGTTATAGCAAGGGTGGTGTCGTTAATTCTTGCACTTACCGTTGCAAGCGCATCACCCCTCATGAGTCTGTTGACCGCACCTAGGGCACCTCCGCTTCCGGATGTGACCACTGCGGGAAGTCGTTTAACGGCAATCTCGAGGTTCTCGACGGTGGTTCCTGTCACCTGACCGAGCACAAAACCATGAAGCTCGATTGCCATGGTAGCCCCACAGTAGATAGCGATGAGGTCCTGAACCGCTGAGACAGAGACGTTGCGAAACGCCGCTGAGTATGACCTACTACGTCCCATGTCTTAACTCCTTTGTCCAACTAATGTATATCTGATGCCCGAGAGTGTTGCATCCTTCGGTGACGGTGCTTGCATCGAGAACCTATCTCCCGACGCGAAGCTCAAGGCTGAGGCCAACGTGAATGTCGCGGTCGTGGCGGCCGCAGCGATGTCCATGCTACCAACGGGTGTTCCGTTCTTCAGTAGCGGCAGACTCACCGCACCCGTGGGAGCAATGTCACAACTACCGAGACTTCCGGCCATAGCAGCGAGGAAGCCCTCGTCACCGGTCATCTCGATGTCGAACAGTTCCTCAGCAAGATCGGGCTTATCGGGAATGCCCCCATAGAGACGAATGATCTTCGGGTTGTTGCCTTCATGCCAGATCGGGTTAGCGCCGACATAGGGAGTAACGTCAAACTCCCACCCGGTCACAGTCCCGTACCGGAACATCTGGATACGACCGCCGCCGGTTACTTGTCCGATCCATGCACCGCCCACAAAACCCGCTAGATCAAAGCTGACCTGACCGGAGTAGTCGTTTCCGCCAAAGCTAAATCCTCTAACAAGAGTCACCGTTCCCTGAGTTGCATTATCTCCCAATGAGAATTGAGGAATGCTAGCTCGGAGTGCACCGGCGGACCAATTGGCAGAGTCGTCGAGAATACTTAGTTTAGCGTTGAGTGCATTCTGCAAATCGGTCTGTGCCGACAAGGTTCCGGTGATCGCTCCCCAGACAGTCGATACGCCTGTTCCCGATGTAATACTCGTTCCCGCACTCGCGGTACTTGATCCGACTGCGTTGACGGCTACGATGAAGTAGGTGTAAGCCGTCGAAGCTGCCACAGAGGTGTCGATGAATTGCGATCCTACCGCGGAGTTAATTTTCGACGCAGAACCAAACGAGGCTCCCAAACCCGGAGCTCTGTAGATGTCATACCGGATGACATTCTGTGCAGCCGACAGAGGTGTCCAGGTTACAAAGTTGTAGCTACCAGAAGCCGATACGGAAGGGGCGGCCGGAGTTGTGGGAACACCGCCTGTTCCGCCACCATATCCTGTTCCTGCAGGCGTATAGGTATAGGTCGTGCAGGTCGAGAGGTCTTGAACTGCTCCACCGTAGATGTTGTAAGACTGGAACTTGAAGTATAGCGGCACACCGATGTAGTTGGTCGGCAATTGGTACTTAAAGATCGCCCCATCGAGCCGAGCGAAGTCCACACCGGAGAGGTGGGATCCGGCTGCCGTCCCATACAGCCCACGGTAGAGTTGCCCGCCTAACGTGTAGTGATACGTGCTGGTTAGCGTTGCATCCCTAAAGCTAAGTAATTCGCCGCCGAGGTAGCACAAGCTCGCATAACCGGCGGCATCCGACGCACTGACGCTAATGAGCTCGCCTGCGCTCTCCTGGATGTTCACACCGACGCTATGGACAGTATCGGGGTTCGTTCCGCCGTATGGGGCAAGCGTACCTGTGGTCTTACCCATTCGAGCAGGCTGCGTTATCTCACCAATCTCAGTGAATGGACCACCCGGATCACTAGCAACGTGAACGAAGCAGCCTCCCCAGTAGGGACCTGCATCGGTTCCGTCGCCGCCCGATACAGCCGCCCAGACCTGTGCGTTGGACCCCGCCAACATCGAAGTCGGTTCAATGAAGATCGGCGCATTCACATCACCGGCGGAGACACCCGTATCGTTACCGGTTGAGGTTTGATCGGGTGGTGTAAAGCCTGTGCTGTCAGTCGATCCCATGAGGACCTGACTAGCCTCGAACGTAAGATTATTCTCCTCATCCTCCTCAATCCGATCCACCTGAACGTCAATGGTTCCCAACTGGGGATCAACGATAGTCAGAGTATCCATCGGTTCAACGAGACAGAAGGCAGGACCCAGCGTGAACTTGTAGGAGTTTCCACCACGGAAGGCATTGCGCTGACCCATGAGAGAAACGAGGCTTGTAGCCATCGCCATCTCACACACCTCATGAGCATTGAAGACCGCATCCTGACGACTACCGAATTGATCGACCAAAGCCTGATCGACCCACTCGACTGGAACGGCGTTATATTCCTTCTCCCGGTTGAGGATTTCCATCTGCAATCGGTTTTTGGTATCAGACGGGTTCCTACGGGTGATGACCACAGGGTCCTGAGGATCTCCGTCGCTCCCTCCGCCGCTGATGAAGTCAGCATCGGTGAGCGTGTAGATCGAAGCGGAGACAGTGTTCGGCGGGATATAGGTTACGCCATTCCCTGTGATCGTCTCGAGAGCATAGGGAACGAACTTGAGAAGAGCACCGTTCCAGATAACTGCTGTGTTGAGGATCTTGCCCCAACGATCAAGAACATCGATGCACTGCTCCTGCGTGGTCAGCGCTGGGGATATGCCGAAGCCCATCGCCTGGCAATATGTCTGGAACGCGCTGTCACCGGTCGTAGGCGCATCAGGGCCTGACAACAGCGACGCCTCATCAATCAGCGTCTCGGGGAAGCCTGCGCCGCCGATAGGTAACGTGAGCAGATCGAATACGCATAGTGCCGGGTCAGCGTCTCCTGCGCCGCCTACTTGCGTGTTATAGCGAAGGGCCTCGGTCTCGAAACTGTGCTGTGGCAATGACGCGCTATTGCCCAGGTCATAGTTGGCCTTATCCACATGGACAGTACCGGGATAGGACAGCGCGGCCTCCGGGTGGTTAGCCACAAGATAGGACCAAGCACTCTGCGGATCAGCACCGTCAAAGAAGGTAAGTCCCAACGAGGATAGACTTGCATTCTTCTCGTTGTCTCGGAATACCCGCTGGATGCCGGTGCTGACGCCTTGACAGATAGCCATCTGAAGAGACGCGGAATAGGTATACTGAGTTCCACCTTTACCGCCACCGCCCTTACCGCCGGCACTCTGCTTGTGTGCTGCGAAGTCCCCATACCACATCAGGTTGGGAGCAAGACGGATCAACCCCCAGCAAAGGGGGAGAGGAAGGTTGTTCGAGCTCGACTGAACCTGCAGCGATGAATACTGCGGCTTGCTCTTCATTCGGGAACCAAAGAAAAGACTCACGGCAGTAGACTCCTATGGGCGTAAGTTCTGAACGGCCGATCCTCTAGCATCGATCCTTTGGCGGAACATTCCAACACGCAGCCATCGTGGACATTAGCGTGGATGACGTTTGGCCAACTGCTGACAAGAGCACTATGACTGAAGGTTCTGCCCAGTCTAACCACGACGACAGAAGCGGGTGGTGCAACCCAACCCGGTCTCTGGTTGAACGGCGCATCGTCATACTCCTCATCGATACGGACCAAGTACTTCTCCATATAACCGAGATATCTTTCCTCGGATCGATGAAGGTGCCAATCTGGCGTATAGAACCCGGGATCAAAGTCATCGTTCACGCCACTCTCGACAAAGGCGGCGATGATGAGCTGAGCGCAGTCGACACCGTGCCCCTTGACCCTCGCCATGTGATGATAGGGCGTTCGGATCCAACTGCGGGCAGCAGCAATGACTGCATCAGCACTCACAGAGATGTCTCCTCTGTGGGAACAAATGGATAGCCGCGGAAGTTCACCTCATTGTTCAGTTCCTGACAGCGGGTGAAGCTTCGATCACATCCCTCATACACAACGAAGTCCTGACCCGTGCTCGGGGTTACCTCAAGCGGATAGGATAGAACGAGTTTCACACCGGGAACAACCTCGCGGATAGTCCTGACTAGGGTCACACCCGAGACGGTTTCGATGTAAACTGTCCCGAGAGCATGCTTAGCCAAAGCACCGGCCCAATTGATAACGTTGTTAGTGGAGCCGGCACCGATCAACCCGTTGGTCTGGAATAACGTCCTATCGAGCTTACACCCGAGGTCATAGATTGCATTGCGACATGAGGGCTGGAACAGCGTTGTCGGAACGTTGATGTTTAGCAGCCCCAAGTCTGACCGGGTCTTGAACTTGGCGAAGGATCTTCCGATCTGGTCTAGGTCCGCGATCTTTCCCGCATACATGCGAGTGCCGCCCATCCACGCCGTTGGCACATTGCCGCCACCCCAATTCTCGGCAAAGTAGCGATCACGCGTCAAGGATCCACCGTCGAAGCGTCCCCACAGCAATGCCTGGGGAAGTGAGATACCTTGGAACAACATGCTGGGCGTGAAGTCTAGTTGAGCTTCCTGCTCATCGACATCGACACCTAGTTGGCTCACGGTCTTGATGCCGCTGACCTTCACTCCCTTGGAAGTGAACGTCACCTTTACGCCGCCGCCAATGGGAGTGACGATGACATCCTTCTGGGCATTGGAGCAACGGATCTTGTCATTGTTGGGTGCTGTGATCGTGTAGCAATCCACGAAGACGAACTGCCGTGAGGCAATAACCGCCTGGACCTCGGCTTCAGTATACCCCGGCTCTGGCTGAATGGTCCTCACTGGATAAGGCTCCTGAAGTTAACTTCCTGCAATTCCCACAGTTGGTTCATGAACTTGTTGAACTCAATCTCGTCGTCTTTGAACCTGCAGACAAAGTAGTATTGAAAGCTTGCCGTTGCAATCGAGTTGACAGGCGGAGCCGTGTCGAAGGCAATCACGTTGGGCATGGTGATCGTGTAGTCAGCAGGATCGACGAGATACTGATAGTGAAACACGACGGTCTGACCCTGCCTCGCAGAGTTGAAGGTGTAGGTGTGACCGGAACGCGTATACTGGTTGGCGGTTGGTGCGCTCACGACCTCAGTGAGCGTAGTTGCTCCGATGGTAACAACGGGAAGAACGGTCGGAGTGTGGTTGGTAGTAACCACGTAAGGTCCCGGCGTGACTGGAATGACACGAGTCTCATCCGTCTCGAGCCAAACGTCTAGAGTCTCGTCGGTGTTGAGCTGACCGACCGGTTCGTAGAAACCGCCCATACCTCTCACGAGGTTGAAGTCCACAGTCACGCCGTCAAAGATCTTCTGGAAACCCGCGGTGACAGTGTAGTCGTCAGGATCGCGGAATAGCCAAGCCTCGAAACTACCGCGACGAGACAAGAAGAAACCCATGAGTGTATGGAGATCCGTCTCACCAACGGAGACAGGCCTGTCGGGAAGATAGTCGTAGGTCATGGTGTATTCCCAGCGCGGGTTCTCCCAATAAGATGTAGCAGTCTCCTCGCCGCTGGTATGCTGAACTATCTTGTTGCTGAACATCGGACGCTTCTGAACATCGAAGGCCAAACCCTTTAGAACTATCGGGTCTCCCGTCAGCGGGTCTGTACCAGGGAACACTTCGGTAGCCATTACTGCCTCCAGAACTTCCATGAGCGCTTCGACGACGATCCCGCGGGTTCGAAGGTTCGGCGGAAAGTTGTGATCGACGTTGGTCTCAACGCCAAGAAGTCTTGTTCTAAGGTTCGGGGGTGCTTGATGATCCCGAGTAGACTCGACGATGGTAGATCGAGTCCGCATAGCCGCGGGACCGTCACCGGCACTCTCGACAGTGAGCATCCGTGTGCGGAGAGCTGCGGCGTAAGCACCAAGAGCACCGGTACTAAGCAGACGAACATGGATAGCTGCCACATCGCTAACCCAACAGGACTTGCTGACCGGCCTGGATGGCGTTCAGCTCTGCAGCTGTCCACCCTACGCCGGTGTTGGGGTTGATGTCCCATATATCACGGTAGTAGTGATAGCTTTGGGCAAGATAGTGATCCACACCGTCGTAGATTGTTCCTCCCGTCTTAAGTGACAGCTTGCTCTTGAGCTGAGTGGAGTCATCCTGCCTGTGTGCACCGACAACCTGAACGCCCAGGATATTTTGAGCAGTTACATTGGGATCCATCGTGTATAGGTCTCTGTGAGTCATGACAGAGTCATAGACGTACTCAACCTCAGTCAAGACCCGCTCGTTCACAGCATCCCAGTTAGCTGCCGCACCAAAGACACTCATCTGAGTGAGGTCTCCCGGCGCAGTCGTGAGCTGAGCGTTAACTCGAACGTTGCCAAGATAGTCGATATTGTCTACGCCTGTATCATCAAGGATATATCGGTCATCCCACAGGGTCGTATTGTAGCTCGACCTCCAGCTATATTGAAGCGTGTCCCAGCCATAATCAGCGCCCAGAAGAGGCGGCATAAGGTTGCCGGTTCTGCCGAGATAGGAGATCACTGTGACTGTGTTAACGCGGACCTCGACCATACCGGCTGTGGGATGGATTAGCCACTTCACCTCGATATAGTCCCACTCATTGACGTGTGTGACTTTGTTATGTGAGGTAGCAACCAGCGTTAATCCATTCTTGTTGACCGAGGAAGTTCCCCCGATATATAAACGAAAGACACCATCCTCTTCCCACTGAAGAACCCATTGGTCACCGTTGCCACCTTCACCGTCATATGCGCCGATCTGAAACGGTTGCCAGAGCCCGCCATTGCCTTGGGCCAGATAGAATGCCTGACCCATTACTACGGTTTCGGTAGTGAAGCGGTTACCCACCGCCTCATACATCGAGGCACCACCGGAGTGAAGTCCGGTCTGCCCCAAGGCAAGCCCGCTGCCAAAGCGACCGAGGGAGGTAGCGATGTTAACGGTGTTACCATACCAACCGTCGGCCAGCGCATTCACCTCGCAGCCCGTACTAACGGGAAGATAGTCCCAACCATCAATCCGAAAAAGCGCCATTACTTGCTACCCCCAACAAATTGTCCATCTCTCTGTTGCTTCTTCAGCCAACGAAGTAGACGGTTACCATCCCGACGCAATAGTTGATCCATGCTCATGTCCTGGGCCTTGCCACCATAGGATGGACCATAGTGAAGGTGGGTTTCCCCGTTGTTCGTGGTACGAGACGAAGCCCCGGCCGCGGTCGCAGCACCGAAGATACCATCGGAGCCTCCGCCACGAAGCTGTTGCCGAAGAGGCTCTGCCGCCCAGGCTGGCAACACCATTTCCTTCTTGTGCAGCATTGAGAGCTGACCGTCGAACGGAACCTCGGCCTGACCGCCGCGAGCACTGATGAGCGCCGCGAACCCAAGCACCGCCGCCAAGGCAGCTGCGGCAGCGACAGGCGCGGCAACCGGGCCGATGAACGGGATAACGACGGTCGAACTGAACGCACCGGCTGCCGACGTTGCAGCGCGTGTCCCGATTTCTGCAACAGCACCCGCCGCACCAACAGTGCCACGAGTGGCTTCACCCGTAACCTTCGCACCAGTCTGAACAGCTTCTGATGCCACAGAGGCGCCGGTCTTGGCTCCCTGTTGTGCCATGTGGATACCGACAGCTGCGGCGCCGATGCCTTCGCGAGTAGCCTCACCCGTTGCGGTGATACCCGTCCGGGTAGCTTCGCCCGCGGCAACAGCGGCAGTCTGTTGTGCCTGCTGAACGTGGATCAGTCCCATCTTGACTGCTTGCTTCGTCAGCCAATCGACCAGGACCCTTTCGCCCATGTCTGCGAACTTGTAGACGATCTGATCGCCAAGGTTGATGAGACCCTGCCAAACCGTCATCGACCTCGTCCACAATCCCTGGAACGTATTGTTCAAGGATTGGCCGACAGTCTGGAACATTCCCCGCCAAGTATCCATCGACACCTGCGCGGTCTGGATATTGATTGCTCTTGTTTTTTGCGCAGCCTGAACACGAATGCCCGTCATGCGGGTCTCATGCTCGGCTTCCATCACCTCGAGTTGGTTATTGAGCTGCCGGCGAGCATCCAGGGTCAGGTTCTCAAGAGAGAGCTGATCCTCTACAGCTTGGCGCTTGATCTGGTAGATGGTGTTTTCGAAGTTGACCTGATCCTGAGTCTCCTCGGCAAGGATCGCCTTCTTCTCAGCCAATGCTTCCCGCTGACCGATGAGCCCATTCTGCTGATTGAAGTCGACTACCTGACCATGCTCTTGCGTAAGCGAGTTACGGATCTCGTTCTCGGCATTAGCACCCTGCGTTGCAATGTCGATCTTCTTTTGGATCGTCTCCTGTGCAATCTTAACTTGTTCTTGGCCGATCCGATACTCAAGATCGATGGTCTTCCTGTGTTGATCCTCGGCCTGCTTCGATCCGGCTCCGTAGAATGCGGCGGTCTTGGCTGTAATCTCATCCTGGATCTGAAGCTGCGCGAAGAGGTCTTCCTTATAGAGTTCCTTCTTCGCCTCAAGGGTAGCAACCTCACCGTCGAGTGCTTCGCGCTGACGCCTATGCTCCTCGGTCTCTATAGCTCGGTCATCGGCGATGAGCTGGTTAGCAAGCTTTGATCCCGAGGGCTTTCCGACTAGGGACTGAGGAGCTTCGATGTGGACGTGATTGGTATGCTGGTTGTCACCCGCTGGAATATCGTAGGTGGGTCCGCTGCCGTTGGGTTGATAGACCTTCCCATTCCACAGGATCCGGAAACCGCGAGCCTGGTAGGAAGCGACCATCTTATCCATTTGACGCTTAGCGGTTGCGTCATAGGCCTCTTCGCCAATGCCCGGAATGTTTACATCGATAGCGAACTCGGCATGAGCCTTGTTGCCCATTCCCGGGTGGTTACCGTGAACCCCTCCGAACTGGTTATTCTCGCCTACACCGTAGCCGGCCTTCTGTAACTCATGCCCCGCAAGAGCGATTGCCTGCTCACGAGTGTGGAAGATTTCCTTCGCTTCTGCACGAGCCGCTGCAGCATTGTCTCGACGAGCCTGAGCTTCTTGTTCCTTGACTTTGATGTAGCGCTCGTTCTCGGCGCGACGAGCTGCCTCATAAGCACTAGCCTGTGCAATCGTTTGACTGCTAGCCCGATAAAGTTCCGTTAGTTTCTGAAGGTTCTTCTGATGCTCACGATCTATCGCTGTGGCGTCAGCCTGTGCGTTGATTGTCGCAAGACGAGACTCAGTAAGGGCATCAGTCGATGTCTTCAGTAACTCCTGTTCCCGACTGAGTGCCCGCTGGGCGAGGACGACACGGCCATAAGCTACTGCCAGCATCGCGACCTGAGCAGCTTGCGGAGCTACGTTGTAGGCCGTGTTCTTGCCGGTCCGCATATCATCGTATTGCTTTTGGAGCTCGTTAAGCTTTGTTTGAGCGGTGGCGACCGAAGCAAGTGCCTGAGCTTGAGTGTTATAGTTGAGGTTGTTGGTCAAGTCCAGGTTGGTCAGGGTCTGGTTGTTTGCATCTTTCTGCTGCGAAACATAACCACGCAGTGCTTCGGTGAGGTCTTTGACCGTAGATGTGCGACGGGACTCCGCATCGTTCAGGTCGAGTGTCTTCTTCTTCCCGTCATCAAGAGATGACCACAGGTAGCCGAGGACCATCGTGAAGCCGATGATCGCGGCACCCCAAGGACCGGCGAAGAACGCAGCGACACGACCCACAGTGCCGCCCATGGTCGACATCGCCGCAGCGGTCTGACCTCCCTGCTGTGCAAGAATGACGAGCGGATGGATACCCGATGCCCAAGACGCGACCACGTCCTGCATCTGATAACCGATCTGGACGTTCATGCTGTTCATGCGGCCCATCGTGCGGACGTTAACGTCCATCTGAGCCTTGGCTTGTTTCAGAACAGCAGTATACTCAGCCTGACTTAGCTTCTGCGCATCGAGTAGTCGCTTTGCGGTCTGGATCGTATTGTTATACCGCAGCTGCGCGGCGTAGGCCGGATCGATCGATGCACGAAGTTCCTGCGCTGCACGAGCCTCAGCCGCGGAAGCCTTTGCTGCGTCTGCTGTTGCCTTGGCGGCTTCACGAGCAGCGGCTGCTGCGAGACGTTCAGCGGCGGCTCTTTCCTGAGCAGCAGTCTTCGCAACCTGTGCTGCATCACGAGCTGCGGCTTTCTGATCCCGACGCGCCTGTTTCTCGGTCTCTGCAGCTTCGCGGATCGCAGCTTTCTCCTGTGCGACCTGTTCACGCTTCGCTGTCGCCTCGACTGCGGCGGCCTCCTTAGCAGCAGCCTTTGACTCCGCTGCTGCCATGCGCTCTGCATCGGCTTTCTCGCGGGCAGCGGCCTTCGCCTCTTGAGCGGCGGCGCGGATCGCTGCACGTTCCTCGGCCTTGCCTTGCTTGATTGCATCAGATGCCGCCTTCGCTGCAGCACGTTCGGCCGCGGCCTTCTCCATTGCGGCAGTGCGGGTTGCTTCAGCTGCAGCCTTCGCGTCGGCATTCTCGGCTGCACGTCGAGCCTTCGCCTCCGCAGCGGCTGCACGACCGGCAGCGCTGTTACGCATGAGAGCAGCGCTCTCCTCATCGAGCAACTGCTTTGCTGCCTTGATCGTCGCGTTATATTCGCGGCGATCCATCTCCCCGGCCTTGAGGAGGATCTTCGCATCTGCAAGGAGTTTGTTGTAACGTTCCTGTGCAGCAAAGGTGGGATCGATTGCGGCCTTGATCCGCTTGAACGCCGCCTCGAGTTGTTTAGACTCATCGGTGACGCTCTTGATCGAGGCCTTCGCTCGACGACTACCCGACTCAACACCAGCGGGGTTAGCGCCTATGTTGATGTTCAGATCATTGGTATCATCAGCCATCAGTTAATCATCCCACCCGGTCCAGCCAACTTAAGCAACTCATTGAAGTCACCGGCAGCGGTTGGTTTTCCGGACGATGACTTTTTCCTCTTCGGCTTAATCAATCCCAAGTAAGCTGCGGCGGAAACATAAACCGGTGGACCATTCTCAGACCAAAACTCAACCATCTTGTAATAGCGAGGAAGAGTCCACCGTTTCCTGACTAGCTCCCAGTCTCCTCCGCAGTATCCGGCGGCGACGAGCTCGGCGACAATATCTGAGCAGTCTCCTCGGAAAGGTTCTGCTTCACCAGATCCGCCAGAGGCGGAAGAGCTTCCCCCGGTGCGGGTTCCAGCCCAGCCTCCACGTTGATCTGATCCACAGACTTGCGGATACCCTCGATCTCTCTCGCCTTGATCTTCTTTTTCAGGAAGTAGACGATGCGTTCGAAGGTTTGATCCTGGCCGAGCATCTCATCTTCGGCAATATCGAACTTGGTCTTGTCGAAGTGCTCGGCCTCGAGAAGGCCTGCAGCGATGATGTTGATACCCGCAGCAACACCCTTCATGGGGTCCTGCGTCATCATGGCTTCTTCAACGAATGGCCATGCACGTTCAAGAGCAGCGAAGTTCATTTCGGGCACTTCGTATTCGGTGCCCCCAACTGTAACGATAGCCATTGGTTGTCCCTCCATTGGCAGTTAAGACAAGAGCGGCGCCGGCAAGGGGATCACCGACGCCGCCCTCTTAGGGAGCCCACCCCCCTAAGTAGTTACGCTCCGCCGCCGGAGATAGACGTGGTCGTGATACGAGCCACACGATTGGCCGCATCGGCGAACGCCTGTCCCGACAGGTCAGCAACGAGGTAGTCGTCCTGCTTCAGCGGCAGGGTCAGCTTGTCAGCCACGTTGCTGTAGAGGAGCAGAGTGAAGGTCTTGCCTTCATAGAGCTGCGACAGAACGAGCTGAAACTTCGGCGTGTTGCCCATCAGCTGATTGCTCAGGTCGAGCGATCCGCCATTGGCGGAGTCTTCCCACAGGTAGTTCAGGAGGACGCCCAGGCCGACATCCGCCAAAGCGAACGTATAGACGCCGGCGGCGCTGACCTTGTACTGACCGGTCGTGGGAGTTCCCGATGCGACCTGCACCAACGGCAGACCCGTTGCAGCGAAGTAGACACCGAGGTCCATGATGAAGTCGGCGCCGTGGGTTGCCGTCAGTTGGAACGGAGTGGACGGGATAGTTCCGGTCTCGTTGAAGACCTGGACCAACTGATTGCCCGTGTCGACCGTTTCCCCGAAGAAGATCTGGTTGAAGGCGGCGACATCGATGTTACCTGTCGAGGCCTTCCACTCGATCTTCGTCTTGCCGCGAGCAACGTCCAGCGCGAACTGGTACTGACCGAATAGCTGCTTGATGTCACCGGAGAAATCCACGTTGACATCTTGCAATGCGCCAAAGCGCAGAGGGGCACCTCCTCCAACGGGCATCGCAAAGAGCTGCCCGGTGCCGAAGACGTATTGACTCATCTCTCAAGCTCCTTACCTAAATAACCCCACCGCAGGATGCGGTTTTCACAGGGTTGGGAGTTGTCCCCCTCGCCCGGGCCCGTGAAACTCATTATGGCACCAACAGTTTAATGGGAATGACTATCATCCCCTGGTCGTCGATGTCGCCTGGGTCCTTGAAGATCCTACCGCTGATGAAGCAGTGGTGAACAAGACCACCCAGAGTATTTCGTTTGTCTGCAAAGCCAGGATCATTGGGCTGTGGCTCTAGAACCGCTCGACAGCCACCGATAATCAAGTTGTTCTCGACAGCACCTAAAGCTTTCTTGTCTTTTCCGATTGCTTGGAAGATCACCCAGTTAGCCATGAGTGTGGACTTGTAGGGCATCCCACTGACCTGTTGTTCGTCGGTCGCCCACTCGGCCTGGAAGCATGCCGGCTGCTCCTTGCTGGGAACATCAGCGAAGAGGCGAACGCGCCTGCTGATCGTCACGAACTTACGGGTGAGCGGATCCGGGTCCTCAGATCGAGTCCACCGCACCTCAGCCATACGCTGCGCGAGCGTGAACAGGATGAGTTCTTCGTCTATCATACTGTAGCCCTCATCTTCGCTCGGAGACCATCAACGATAGCCTTCTTGACTGCACGAGAGAATTGAGGTCCTCGTTCGCGGTAAGCATCCTTCATGAAGTGATGCGCCGGAATGTGACCGCCGGGGTGTGAAACACGAGTGGCGAAGATCTTGTGACCGGTGCCGCCCATGAACGCAAGAACCTTGCCCTTGTTGGGATAGATCATATGAGGCCCCACAGTTGCGCCCTCTTCTTGGGGCTTGGCATACGGGACGCCGTGAATAAAGACTCGACCCTGGATCCTTGCGCCATCTTCGATGACTTCAGAGTCGAGACCGCTCAGCAGTTTCCCGCTCTGTTCCTTGAGTCGACTATTGATCTTGTCTCGAACATCCTGCTCAAGCTGAGATGTCCAAGCCTCGACCTTATCCCGAACAATAGTCCGAACAACGTCGGGCATCTGGTCGAGGTTCCTTAGGAGGTTGGTGTCACCTAGGACGTCTACGTAAAGGAAATCGTCGTCGGCCATGCTACATCGGAACTACATTAGCGTATGGCTGAAGAACGCAGCGGATAGAGTCACTCATATCCTTCTGCGAGAAGGTGACGGTCTCCTGACCTCCCAACGTCTTCGAAAGAATGCCGATCCGATCCTTGCGCTTATACCATTCACCGATCAGTTCGGTTACAGCAAAGGAGATATCGAACGGGACATAGTCATAGGTGATGATCGCTTCCGCATTCATCGCATCGCTAGCGAAGGTGTAGGTGCCCCACTCATCCACGCTGTATTCACCCGCTCCGGGGTTCTCGGTAACCTTGACTGCGACAACACCATCGATGGTCACACCGATGTCTGCGATCCATTGCCCACCCTCTGTGGGCGTAACCTGAAACGGGGAAGCGGAAATGATTGCAGTCTGCGAGGTCTGGAAGCCGGCGGTGTAGATCACCTGCGACGGAGCTCCCTGCCAGAAATTATAGCCGTATAGGTCAAGCTGCTGTTGACCAAACCGAGCATCGCTCACGACATAGCCTGATGCGGGGTTCCCGTAGTTGCCCAGAACGGACGCCGCGACAGCAGAACCAGCGATCCCCACAGAGGAGACGGACCTGACGGGCCAGTTCAAGAGCATCGCGGAAGTCTTACCGTTGCCCCTGAAGTTCTGCGTATAGGATCGGACACCGAAGCTGTCTCGACCGAGCCAGGTGATGACGAACTGAGAGGCTGAAACGATCAGCCGAGTGAGAACAGCGTTGCTATCCTCATTCGCTATGTCAAGATAGTCCTTGACCTGGCTTAGCGTTGTCAGCCTCTCAGTCATTGGGAATTACTCCTCGCCGCCCACTTGGTCGTGGGCAAGAGCGCGAAGCTTCTTCAGCGACATATCGCTGTCAGCGTCGCCACCATGCTCCTCGATGATGCGGACGAGCTCATCCTTGTCGTCTTTGCCGAGCTCATCGATCTTAGAGTGGACGTCCTCGACCTCATCGACTTCGGTGAACCCGTGACGCTTGAGCGTCTCGACGTGGTTCCCGTTGACCACATCGATGACGCCGCCTTTCGGGATGTCATACTCGTGACCATCGATCACCGCAGACGACGTTCCTTTCGGCGCCTGCATCTTCAATTTCTGTTCCGTCATTTCTCGTCCCTTCGCGCAAAGAGAGTGGACGGGAGAGGCTGCGCGACCCCCCCCGCCCGTTACGACCGTTAGCCGATGTTGGCGATGACGCCCATCGACGGCGGGAAGTAATGCTGGAGCACCTCGTCGGCATAGACGCCGTACTCGTACTTACGAGTGCGGAGCGGCCATTCGATCTGGTAGTACTCCTGGCGAGTGCGGATCTGCACCACATTGCCGACGCCCGACACCGGATAAGGAATGCTCATCGAGGTGAACAGGATCATGCCCTGCGGCATGTTCGGGTGGATGCGGATCTTGACCACGTTCGCGCCGGCCATCGAGAACCGGTTCAGGTAGGTTGCGACCATGACGCCGCCGACCATCATCCCCTGTTCCATGTTGACCACGATGCGATAGGCACCGTTTGCATTGCCGGCAAGGATCTTCTGCGAGATTGCCAGCGCTGCATCGGACGACAACCAGATCGTGTCCGGGGTCAGCTTGTAGAGATCCCAGAACGACTTGAGAGCCGCATCGATTTCCACGATGCCACCCGCGCCGTCGGCAGTCAGCGTCGCACCGTCGAGCGAACGGTAGTAGGCATTGCTGCCTGCCTTCATCGCCTGAGTGAGAAGCCCGTCGAAGACGAGGTTGTTGGCCGAGTTGTCAGCCGCCGGCAACGTCGAAGCTGCCTGCGTTCCGACACCCGCATCGGTCGTAAGAACCGCGGTGTTGACCGTGGTGATCTGACCGAGCGTTGCAGTACCCGCCGCAGCGCCCCAGAACCAAGCATAAGCGACGGCGCCGCGGACAGCGACAACCGTTGCAGTGATGGAACCGGTCGTTCCGGAGGTTGCCACAGAGGCGTCGACCGAAACCTGCGCAGATCCGCCGCCGAAGGTGTCCGTCGAAGCATCGGCGTTGGTACGGGTGACGGAAGTCGGAATGCCCGCGACAACCGATGCGTTGATGTAGCCCTCGAGCGTCAGAGCGACGACCCGAACGTGCTTGGTGGTGGCGGTCATCGTTCCGCCCGTGGTCGATGCAGTCAGCGATGCAGTCGGCGTAACACCGAGAGCAAGCGTACCGTTGCCGCCGAGGATCAGAATTTCCTCCGCAAGCATCAGTGCCTGAAGGCCAACCTTCGCTGCGAGAGCGCGGATGTCTTCGAAGCCCTGGCCGGCATACTGCGCCTCGAAGTCCACGTTGTCTTCGATGCCGATGCCTTTGTAGGCAGCCGCATAGTCGGCAACGCTGACAGCCATGACGGCGCCGCGGTTACCACCCGAGACACCAACGCGGATGCCCGAGGTGTTGATACCCGTGACGGCTTTCCAGTTGGCCTGGATACCGCCGCGACCCGAAACACGCGGGATCTCGTTGCGGAGAGGCGTGAGGACCGGGTAGAGCATCTTGGCGCCGGCCTCGAGGTCATAGAAGGTAAGACCCGTGGTGGCGGAACCCGACTGTGCGAACGTCGACTTGAGAAGGTCGCTGTTCTCACCGGTCAGGATCGGTGACGTGGCAAGTGCCTTCATGAGGGCGTCCAGGGAAGTACCCGCAGCGAGGCCCTGTTCTTGAAGCATATTCATATAAAACTCCATTCCGTTTGTTGCTTCGGTGGTTGGTGAAACCTTACCGTCCCCGGCAAGGGTGAAGTCGGCTCCCGTCCCCGGTTGCCTCGTTGCTCCTTAACGACCCGGCAGCGACATATGCTGCGGGTTCTGCTGTGCAAGCTTGATGAGCTTCGTCGCGAGAGCATCGGCGCCCTCGTTCTTCAGCATGTCATGCAAGATTGCAGTGCGTTCCTCTTCGGTGTTGGCGGTCTTTCCGAAGAAAGTACCGTCGCCATCTCGAAGTGCGATATTCTTCGGTGCCCGCGGAAGAGGCGTATCCTCGACCTTCTTGAGACGAGCACCAAGTTCCTCGACCTTCTCGACAGCTTCGCCGGCGATCTTCTTCAGCTCACCGTTCTCGGTCTCGATTTCCTCAAAGCGCTTCTTGAGCGTCGGGGTCATCTCGTCCTGTGGTTCTTCGTCGCTGTCATCGCTGAGGCCGAACGCCTTGGCCATCGTCTCACGAGTTTCGCGGCTAGGTTCGCGCAGATCATTGATGACGGAACAGACGTCCTTTGCAAGACCGTTCTCGGGATCGGTCTGGACGGCGTTATAGTAATAGTCGTAGTAACCGACCACAACGTCGTCGTCCATGCCGGCGAGCAACTCCTGAACCTGCTCGGTCGCATAGCTGATGAAGGAGGCGCCGAGCGTCTTCACCGCACCGATCACATCGGCCGCGATGGATGCGTCGTCTGCATCACCACCTTCACGCTGTCCCTCGGACTTGATCGTGCGGGAAAGCGAAGCCATGTCGGAGAGCACGTTCGAGAAGCGGTTAACAGTATACATCCCCTTCTCGAGTTTCGGCTCACCGCCTTCGAACGGTGTGGCGAGAGCAGCAACGACCTTGGACAGACGATCCAGGTCTTCCATGACCGGTGCCTCATCTTCCACAGGCTCGTCGGGGTTGGTCGCCTTGTTCAGACGTTCACGGAGAAGTTCCGCTTCGGTCTTGGGCGCTGCAGCCTTTTCGAGGTCCTCCTCGTGAGCAACGGCGTCGGCCTTCTTCTCGAACGACTTACCATCGGAAGTAGTCCAGGCCTGCTTCACTCCGGCGGGGGTAACCTTCTCGACAGCACCGCCTTCGGCACCCTCGTCGGCGGCCGCATCATCGGCAGATGCTTCACCTGCTTCCGCGGCGGGCGGATCGACTTCACCCGTTGAGTCATTCGTGCGGCTCTCCCGTTCTTGATCGACGATAGCGTTGAGTGCGGAAGTCTCAGCCTTCATCAATTCGTCGCGGGCGGGAGCAATGTGATCCTGCCAGGTCGAACCATCGTTGGCCGCCTTGGCAAGTTCACCCGCCTTCTCGGCAATCGCGGTAGCCGAAGGCTCGCCGGCGACAGGCACCTGGTGATCGTCGATCACAGCCTTCTCGACCGTCGCTTCGGGACCATCGGCACCTTCGCCACCCGTGTCACTGTCTTCGGGTTCAATGGTCGCAACGGCATCGGAGAAGGCAACGGGCTCTTCGGACCCGTCGGCCTTGGTCAGCATAAAGGTCGCCGACTTAACGCAGGGATTGTCGACCAGGCTCACCTCGTTGGGAACGGCCGTGAACTTGGTGATCGTCTCACCGTCCACAGTCTCCTTCCACTTCTTGCCGTACTTGCCGCCGACGGAGAAGCCGGTATAGCAGCCCTCGATGACCTTGTTCCACTCGGCATCGTCCACGACCTTGGCGCAAACCTCGATCGACTTGTCGGTATCGTCATAGCTGATGTCGGTCAGCTTTCCGGCCACGGATAGACCGTGCATGACGCGAAGGTTCCCCTTCGACAGACCACCCGAGCCGGCTTCGATCTGTGCGGACCAAGACTCGAAGTTCGGCTTGGACGTGTCATAGTCCATCATCTCGCCGGACTGGTCGACTTCCTGAGCCGTGATCTTACCGAAGACGAGGCGCTGTTCCTCGTCCACTTTCATCAGCGGGACGAATACCCGCGCCTTCTTCGTACCACTCATGAGCGCTGCTCCTCTTCGATTTTGCGTAGGTAGTTAGCCAAACCCTCCTGGTCACCTGCAGCTGTGAACTCAGCGATCTTCTGGGCAAGTTGCCCCTTGTCGCCTTGATCTTCAGGCAGGTTGTCAGCTCCGGGGCCAGGCTGGACCACCGGAGAACCGTCTGGATTGAGCTTCGGATCGCCCTGTGCATTCGCATCAAGAAGCAAAGGCGCAAGACCATTCGAAGTCATGAACATGGGTTGATCGAACTGGGGATCGTCATAGGGGTCGCGGCCATTGGCGACACGTCCTTCATTGACAGTCATCAGTCCGGTCTTCACATCGCTCTCAGTGATCTGCTGACGCTTGACGGGATCAAGTTCATCGTCGCCGCGCCAGACTAGTTCGAGATCCTCAGAGTCGAACTCTTCCATGAGCACGTCATCGACGATACCCTTGATGAACATCTTTAACGGCTCGAGTCCGGTAGCAGCTGCATCGTTTGAAGCATGCTCCGCCGTCGAGCGGTTCATCATCTTGATAAACGGTTGCGGGGAAAGACTGAAGGCGAAGCAGCAGACACGAGCAAGCCATTCCTCGGCCATACCGAATAACTCGGTCTCCTGCGTCGGGATATAGGTCTTACCGACAGCCGACGGAACGAAGCGAGCCTTGCGCCGCTCAGCCAAGTTACCGGCGAAGATACCGTCGAACCATTCCTGGAATGTGCGGATCTGATCGGGAGTCCACTGCTCGGGAACCCCGATGAGTGCAGCGGGAACATTGCCTTCGGTGAAGAAGTTCAGTTGGAAGACCTGACGACGGAGTCCGATGTTGACCGTCATCATGATCTGTTCCACAGGTGAGTACCCGTAGATCTTGTGGATGCGCAGGTTGCGCGGACGGAAGATAATCTCGTCTCGACGATAGTTGACCGCCGGCATTCCCTTCAGGATCTGCTGATAGGCGGTGTCGTTCGGATCTTCGGGAGTGCGGCCCCAATCGTCGAGAACGCGGCGCATTGTCGCACCGTCTATCTGATCGAGGGCGATAAGCTGACCGGCACGGGTGCGGCGCTTATGCAGCGTGAGCGAGTCCACGACAAATACGTCTTCGAGAAGCATCCGCAACCATTGGTTCCAGTGATGCTCACCATCGGGCTTCATGAAGAACTTGGTCAGTTCCTTGATGCGGTTACGCTTCTGGGGACTAAGCTTGTCCTTCGGATCTTTGAGCTGGATCACCCAGCGAAGACGCTCCATCTGATCTTTGCGGGTCTCGATGATAAGGCGCAGAAGATCATAGCTCTCGGCGAAGGCGCGGAGCGTGTCGTAGGTGATCGGCGATGCGGGACGATTGCTGGTGAGAAGATTGACGCTGCTGGGAAAGTCGAAGGCGCGACCCTTGACTTCCTCGGGAGCCTGTGGTGCCATGGGCTTGCCAGGACCGAACCAGTCTGCACCTTGCCCTTGAGCACCGATCTGATAGCCACCGAAGGAGTACCCTGGATTGAGGGCTATCTCGCGACCCCCACCCGCAGCAGCTCGTTGACTTGTCATCGAATAACTATTCCCCGCAAGGCAACACGCCTATCACCGATGGCTATAAATATAGTGGTTGGGGAGTTAAGAGATAGAAACTGGGCTTAAGGTGCCACCTTAGCATCGGCGAAATGCCTACGATAGCCAGCTGACTGTAGTGGCGCTACGTCTTCTTCTTTCACCAAGAAGAGACCATCGGTCCCGATGTCGTAGCGAATGCCACTCATGCCATAGGCGATGGTGGGGGTATTTATCGGCGGTGGCAATAGCGCCACCATTGAGCCCGGTGCAAGAGCATAGGTGTCTTTACCCGCAAGACGATCCTTGACGACTTGAGCTTCTTGACGATAATAGTCCATCAGGCCTTCATGAGCAATCGAACCGACCATCAGTTCAGTGAAGCCCCACACTAAGGCGTCCATCCGATCCGGCGAATAACCCATCGATCCATCTGGGGTATACTCGCAGAGCTGATCCTCCAGTTCGGGGAAGTAACCAACGTGATGGATCTTCTTCTGCTCGTAAAGCTGAGATACTGGTTCTGCTCGGACGATCTTGCCCCTTGTTGCGTGAACTGCTTTCAATGGGACGAAGTCAGCAGTGCGTAAACCCTCATCCTTCAGGGACTTTGCAGCCTGACGCAACACAGCAGCAACCATCTCGCCACCCTGATTGGCTTCATAAACGATCTGGTCACCCGCCCAATCGTCGAATGCCATGACAGCAGCCCGTCCCCATTCCTCAGGGGTACCGTTGATCGAGAGATCTTCTAGGAGGTAACCGTCGCCGGCCTGATCCCGACCGTGAACTGTGATCCCGGTCTCTGCAGCTGCCTCACCGACTTCCTTCTGGGGATCTACCGCAATGACGATACGAACAAAGTCGGGTAGAATGATTGGAGTTACGCTATCCACAGGTCGGATGCGAGACGCGTCGATCATCGCACGAGACCAGAGCGCGCCAGGAACATCATCGAGAATTTCTGCGTCGAGCTCCTGTCGGCCGGTCCTTGTTCCGAGGTACTTATCGATCACCTGCTTCTTGAACGGTGGAGCAAGGTTAGCCAGGTTCTCCATCGTGGAGCCCTTGGTGATCGCTGTATCGCTTCGAAGGACAATCTCCTTCAGCAGGGTCATCGGTCGCGGGGTGGTCGTGATAATCTGCTTCGGGTGTTCTCCCAAGCGAAGACCGAACTGAAGATTGTCCCATGCCTCCTGGGCATATCTCCACTTGCAGAGCTCATCACACCAAGCACCGTCAAACTGCGGCCCGCGCAACGAGTCATAGTCTTCAGCGGAAAACAAAGTGCCGACTGCACCGTTGGGCCAAGTTAGACGTCGTTTGGAAGGCTCGTACTTGGGCTTGAAATCTCGAGGGGAACAGGCTAGGATCCCACTCTCTCCTTCAACCATAACGTCACGGGCGTCGGCGGAGTCCTGTGCGATCAAGGCAATGCGGCGACAGTGACCCTGCTGAACCCACTTGATGATCGTCTCAGCACCGCATCGAGTCTTTCCGAAACCGCGTCCCGCTAGAATGAGCCAAGTAACCCACTGTTCCCCGTTCTTGAGAATAGGATCCGGCTCTAGCTGATTGGGTCGAGCCCACAGTTCCCAAGTGTGGAGGAGGTCGTCGGCTTCTTCGTCGGTTAATCCCTCGAGCTTCGATATGTCGATAGTCTTGAGGTGGTGACTACGCAGAAGCTTCCCGTCGATTGCCTTGTTGAGCTGCTCGGCGCTTTCGTCCCCGCTGAGGAAGACTGCCGGGTTCGGGCGCCGGGAGGAGCTTCTGTTTGGGCGGGGCGTCCGCCTCAAGTACTTCAGGCTCTTCTTGACCGCCGCCTGTGGAAATCTGCCCCTCAGCTTGGAGCCTCGCAATCTTATTGAGCAGTCTGCCCTTGGCGCCCGTAACATCAATTCCTCCGCTGAACTCAACCTTGTTCGCCCGATCAAACTTCTCGGGGCGTCGAGCCTTGAGTATGGCCAACATCAATGGATCGGATTTCTTGAGGGCGCGTTCCGTCGCCACGTCCTCGATGAAGTCAGTGCCGTCTTCAAGCGCTTCATCCCAGTCAGCGGCGAAGTTGGAGTCCTCCGCTCGCCAGCGCTTCATAATGGCTGTCGTGGCTCCCGCCGCCATAGCTGCCTTTGATATTGAGTCTCCCGCCGCAAGGCAGTCGAGGAAGATTTTCCTGGACTTGAATGTGCGAACGAAACGAGACATGGGCGGTTGATCTTTCGACACGTTGAAGGTATTATATGCTCATTCCCCATAACGAGGAGCGACACATGGTAAGGACAAGAAAATCCCATGATAGTGGTAAAGAGGAAGTGAAGTCCTCACGCGGGAACCTTAAGCCTGCGTACTCAGGCAAGGTCGGTGGGAACAAGCTCGTAGTATACGCGGATCTGCAACGTGAGGGTGATCCTTATGCGCGGGTGCTTGTTCTGAACTTCGCAGCCGAGTATGCGGCGCGCTACTTCATCGACTTGCTCATTAAAGACGACACGTGGGAGTGGACTGATCCCCTGGGTTCACGCAAAGCGATCAGGACCACAGGTGGAACTCGGATCTCCATGTTTGGTGATGACCTCAAGCGATTACTCGAATATAAGATGTCGCCCGACGAGCGATCCTGGGAAGATGAGCTTATCAAGCAGAATACTCTGCGATTTAAGTATGGTACTCACGAGGCAGCGAAGAAAGATGATAACCAGGAACACGCACACGGAACCACTGAGACACTTAGTGACGGTGGAACCAAAAAGACCAAGTCTAAGCGAGGCGGAGCTCGAGCTCCTAAAGAACCTAAAGTCAAGGTTGATAAATCAGACTTCGTCTCAGCAATCGACATCGCCAAAGAACTCAAGCTCGAAGGACGAGAAGTCCGAGTAGCCTTGCGAGCATCCGGGATGGTGAAACCCGACATCGGTTGGATGTGGCCCAAGGACAGTAAAGAATTGAAGGCCGCTCGCAAGGCGATCGAGGCTAACTTGAAGAAAGCTAAGAAGTGACTAAAGACGAAGTCGAGGAGATGCTTCGTGAACAATGGGGCAAGGGCTACAAGATCAAGATTAAGGAAGTCATCAAGAAGACTAGCTGGGAAGCCATGATAATCTTGTATAAGGTCACCTGCATCCGTGACGGTATGACTGAGTACCGTGTAAAGGGATGGGGAACTGCATCAGCAGGGTGGGATTGTGTTACTCGTCGCAGGTGGTAGAAAAAAGGCCGACGTCCGGGGGCATGGACGCCGACCTTTCTCCGTCCCTCCGAAGGAAGGACTAGATGCGGACTCCCGAGCGAGAGGAGTTGTCGGTGCCAACGGAGTCGACATGGCCCGACGCGTCTTCCTGCACACCGTTCATCGCGGCGTCATGGGAACCCGGAGGAGCATAGGCAACGTTGCCGTGATCGTTCCGAACAACGCCGGCCGGATCGGGACCAACCGCGGCGCCAGCCACGATCTTCTCGGCCGCTTCCTGAGCAGCAGGCGAGTCGTCTTGCGTTCCGGGATCGGTCACGTCCCCAACGGGAAGTTCCGTCGAAGCAACGTGGCGATCTTCCGTATCGCCTTGCGACTCGTCGAGAATGGCGGTCGGCTTGTGGGCGTCGTCGGCCGGAATTTCACCACCGCCACCTTCGCCGTCATTGCCTGTCCTCTCCGAGGCCGCAATCTCTTCGGCCGATGGATTGTCCTTGTCGACCGCTGCCTGATCGGCCTTGGCGTTCGGCTGTGCTCCAAATGTACTCATGTCAAATCTCCTTGGATCGATCCCTCAAATGCCACAACGCTCGTCAGCGTAAATGGTTCCACCAATGTAACATCGCATAGGAACACCGTCAATGGCTAAAGAGAAACGGGATAAACCTCCTCCCGGTGGCTGGCTCGGCCCACCACGAACGACGGGACTTAAAGGACTACGAGAAGCAGTTTCATCTAAGAAGGGAAAATGGAAATGGAAGGAAATACCACAGAAGGCCAAGGATCGACGGCTTCGCAAGGAGTGGGACCGTCGGATGGCCAAGGCGGACGCGAAGGGGAAGTGGCACTTTCCGTGGCCTCCGAAGGATTTGCAAGGATCGTAGCAGACAGCATAAGTCCACAGGGCATCCGGATCACGACGTTCCACCTTCGATACTGGCGAGCGATCCACGCAGAGTTGATGACGCACCGGGTCTTTAGCAGGAATGCTCGATCTAGTCGTGCGGTTCCGTCTAAAGTTCTCTTGACAGAGCCTATCTTCATTCCGGTGTTTGGTATGAATAAGCCGGGCATGCAATCGGACATCACGGCTCCCGAAGAACTTCAGATGAAGTGGCGCAACGAGTGGCAGGATCTTGCCGCGGTCTGTCGAGACTATGTCGAGCGGTGGTCGGGAGAGGGAATGCACAAGCAGCATGCTAATCGACCGCTGGAGTGGTTCGGGTGGATCGACGTCCTAGTGACCTCCACTTACTGGGAGAACTTCTGGACGTTGAGGATCAGTGAATATGCACAACCGGAGTTCGACGAGTTGGCCAAGCAGATGAAATATCAGATGAGGTGGTGTTCTACTCCTCGTCTACTTCAACCGGGTGAGTGGCATCTACCCTACATCACTGGGGAGGAAAGAAACTCAGAGTATCCTATTCCGCTCGAGGATCTGCTGAAGATCTCCACAGCTCGATGTGCGAGGCTGTCCTACAAGCCGTTCGACGGTAACGCAGACTATGACGCCGAGGTCTCACGTTATGAGAAACTAGTCGTCAGTAGTCCCGTTCACGCATCGCCTGCTGAGCATCAGGCTACTCCGGACACCTTTACCCATACACTAGGCGGAGGTTGGGACCATCCAGGACAGCACGGCAACTTTTTGGGTTGGCGCCAACACAGGAAGATGATCCCGGGTGAAGCAATTATGGAGACTACTCGGTGACCTCTGAAGCCGGGATCAGCTCGGACAAGAAATATCGCTGGTGGTTGTTCAGGTGTTGGGCGGCTCATCTGCCGCTCATCATCTGGATCATGATGAACCCGAGCACAGCAGATCACCAGAAGAATGACCCGACTATCCTGAAGATCATTCGCTACTCCACGAAGTGGGGATACGGTGCGGTGCTCGTGCTGAACATCTATGCCTTCAGAACCTCTCGACCCGAGAACCTTCCACGGGTCATGCGAGAAGCTGTGGGCAGAGCGAATGATTGGTGGATCCGCACGATCTTTAAATTTGCGATGCGGAACAAGGTCCCCGTCGTCTGTGCGTGGGGAGTGAAGCATAAGGACCGCGGGGATTGGGTAAGGATTGCAGCAGACGAAGCTGGCCTGCATCTGATGTGTTTGGAGCTCGCTCTGAACGCCGAACCCAAGCACCCGCGGTTTCTATCGGAAGATTTGCGTCCCCGACCTCTCCAGTCTAAGAGACGCTAAACCCATTGTCAACCTCTTTTGTTGATCCCGAGCTGGAGGATGACCTTTATCTCGGTCATACAGGTGTGGATCTGTCGAGAAAGCTCGGTGTTCTCGCGTATTGCTTCGGTCAGCATTACTATACTCATGTTGTCCATCAGTGAAGCACCCACGATGGGAACTGTTGCCGGCAAACGATCCGCCTCAACCTTTTTGTAGCCTTTTCTGAACCCGAATGCTGTGGCTGCCCCAGTAACTATGAACGTGGCGGCAGCCGCAGCAGCAACATTCCAGTCAAGGTTAGCGACTGCCGAAATTATGAACATTCGATTGCCCCTCAGCAACAGGAGTGAGCTCACGCAGTCTCTTGGTCGCTTCTGCTTCGACAACATCTGCAGCCGAGCGGAATGAGGAGTAGATGTCTGCGATCATGTGCCACCCGTAGATAACGAGACCGAGCACCGCTCCTGATCGGAAGAGGCCGGCGGCAATGAAGAACCACACGCATACCGACAAGAATGATGCAACCAGTCTTATCTGCGGTGTTCGGAACCAGAAACCATTGATGGCTAACGCAGCCAGTCTCCCGATGCCCATGATGAAGGCAAACATTCCCCACACAGGCTGAGGTGCCCAGTTGGACATGGACTGAAAGAAGGGCTGGTACTGTGGTTGAGTGAATAGGCCGGGTAGGAGAAGAACGACACTTCCCCACACGGCGAGACAAGAAGCACTCCACCATTCGATAGCTCGAACTTCGAAGTGTCGCTTCATCTCGACTATAATCATGTTACTTCCCATTGTTCAAAGCGCCCACCCCGCGAACGTGAAACCAATGGCTTATTTATACAAGCCAGGTGTTTAAGAGATTGCGCTCGCGTGATATGATAGGCATTCTATGCCATAGGAGGAAGCATGTTTGCCTTTTCGGATAAAGACTGGCCGGGGATTGCCAAGATGGTTGAAGAATGCGGTGAGCTCACGGAGGTTCTGCCGCTGGTCATTCTACTTAGCGCTGTGGGTCGATTGACCCAGACGCAAGGTAAGCTGATGATGATCCAAGGTGGCACCGATCACTGGTCAGGGGACCTGCGTAAGGCTATGGTCCAGGAGATGGCCGACGTAAGAGCGGCGATAGAGTTCGTGGCAGAGCATAACCTGAGCAAGCGTGAGCGCAAGACCATCACTACCCGAGTGCAGAAGAAGCTGCAACGCTTCGAGAAATGGCATAAGGGCGCACAAGTTCAGCAGCGGGTCGCACGAAATCAATCCAAGGCGAAAACACGCAAGCGCAACGCATGATTGCGCGTCGATGACCTCACAAACACGCCTGAGGCATCCGAAATCGACGATATGGATGTCTTAGAAGCAGCGTTGAACGTGCATTGATCGATGACGCGTCATTGAAGGTTCAACGACCTCGGGCGTCTTCAGTCAATTCCTTGTGAGCGTCAGGATTGTTCCAGATCCGAAGCTGCTCATCGCGGTGTGCTCTGAATAGAAAACCATACCATACCCGATCACCACGCTCAAAGGAACGACACGGGTAGAAGCTGGTCTGTGGAGGCCTAGGATCCTTGGGAACCGATAACCAATAAGGCGCTGGTTCTTTATAGGCATCGTTCATGATCTTGTTAGCGGCGATCCTTATGCTGTTCAGACCTAACCACTCAAAGTTATTCGGGTCATGCCACTTAGCAGCTCGAGGTGCTTCCTTCTTCTTGCTCGAGACTTCGCCGCCATCCCTCAGGCGCTTACGTTCTGCACGTCGCTCTGCAGACCTCAGCTTCTTCAGTCGAACTCGCTCGAACGGATCGAGCTTCTTGGTCTTCTCCCGCTCTTTACGACTGCGACGCGCCATTGCTCACCTGAATGTGGTTTGTCTCCCGCGGAGCATTGTAGCGGTCGATGTCCTTGAGCCAATTCCTGAACCCAAGGGTCTTGGTCTGGCCTTGATAGCCACAGACCATGTCGAACTTGCCTTCTTCCCGATGTTCCCACAGCTGAACATAGACCGACACGGGTTCCATGCTCAATCCGACAAGTCCATTCTTGATGGAAGGAATGTCGAGTCCGGCGATAGTGAAGTCACCCAGACCAAGTTTTGACCTGTTGCTCATGCTGATCTTCTCAACTGTAACGTAACAGCGAAAACGAGCGAGCGGCACCGCAACGGAGAGAATGTCGGTGCAGATCTTCAATGCTTCCTGATCCAACTCTTGGTTGTCAGACAACTTGAGTTGCTTGCTCATGGTAGCATCCTCGGCCATGGTGACACGGGCAGCCGATAGAACCCGCTGCAATGCTTCTGATGCTAACACTGTCTTCTCCTATCTGAATATGTCGGCGATACGGCGCAGGTTGTCGCAATCGCCGTTGAAGGTGTCGTTCTGATCCTGCAGGTCGCGCACAAGCAGCTGTGCGTCGTGATCGTCAGGTTCCTCGACGTTCATCCTGCTCATGAGCTCCTCGTTCTGCAGCGAGCGTCGATCCTGCATCTCTGCATGTGTCTCGAGGATCGCGCAAACCTGAGCCTTGTCCTCGGCGGTCATCATCACCATCTGCATGTTGGGTCTCCGTTGCAATTCGATGATGTCATTATGCGACAAAGACACACCGGGAGCAACTGGATCATTCTGCATAATCCCACTCCGGCCTGAAGTCGATGAACTCGCGAAAGTTCGGATGGCGAGGCTTATCCTTCTCACCCATCTTCTGCTTCTTGTAACGAACGAGCTTTCCTTTGAGAACATGAGGGTCTCGCTCGATGAGTTTCCACAGTTCGGTCCGTTGCCTAGCAGTAAAGCCTCCACCGACACGGACCTCGACCTTAGTTGAGCAATCCTCCAGGATAAAGCCTCCGAGAGTTCCCTTAGGTTTCTTGCCATCCTTGGCCGACGAGCGTTTGAGCTTGCCTGTTGCTTCTCGCTTGGCTTCATTGGTATTCTCCATCTCCTCAAACCATCCCTTGATGCGTCCCTCTGCATCGATAAATGGCTTGTACTTGAGCATGAACTGTTCTCTCAGCGTGGACTTACCTTCTTTATATGGTCCATGAAGGGATCGAGTAATAATACCTTCGTATCCCTTCGCAAGACATCGCTCAGCATATCGCTCAAGCTCGTCGGGCGTGGATAGGAGGCGGTGTCGTAGAAACCTGACTCGGTCATGACCAAGCTGGGTAACGATCTGGTGGGCGAGTTCCAGACGGTCTCCAAAGCCGTAACCAAGCTGTGGGGTATCGAAGACCCACAAAGTGAAGTCGGGCTTGCCTTGGCTATTCGTGACGCCTGATGAAGTCCGTTGAAGAACTCCAGGTCCTCTTTTCTCCCCGACAACAAGTTCTCCGTCCAGGAGCGGATGTGGATCCTTAAAAAGTCCAGAGAGCTCAGCTCGGACGAAGGGATTGCGATAGGGCCCCAACCTGCTGGTAAGAGGTTGCCTCCCGACAAGGCAACGGAAGCCATCCACCTTCGGCGAGCCATAGCACGGAAGTTGAACTTGCGAGAGGTCATCGAGAGCTACTCCCTTCATCGGACGCTTAATCATAACCACCTCACGATGCCGATGATATTCGAGACGGTAAACCCCAGGTTCAGAAACACGAGAGGCTTGCTATCATCGAGGCTTGCTGCAACATATCCCAAGATCGATCCACCAAGCATCAGCATGTAGCAGTAGGGAGGATCAACCCATCGTAACGCCATCAGGTAAACACCCAATAGCTGAAGAATGGTTGCTAACCACCAAGTGCTCTTAGTCATGATAACGATACGCCGAGTCTTGGTTGTTGAACCGGAAGACTATTGCTCCGGGGACCAGATAGTCTGGGAACTCGGTCCGCATAATCTCAAGTGCCTCCATGTGACCGATCAACTGGGGAATGAAGATGGTCTGCTCTTTGAAGTTCTGCGTCTCATTGATGAGGATGCCCCGCGGCTGAGTAATGTCGCGGCGACACTCATTCCAGGAAACAGCAGTATGATTACGATCCTCAAACCACCACAGGTTCGCCAGATCGGGGTACTGTCGGTAGGGTGCTAGATGCTTGACCTTGTAGTTGTCGAACACCGAGCCTTCAAGCGGGCGCAGGTCCTTTGAGTAGAGACCGCGCTTCTCGCTGTCGATCAGTCGACCGTAGAATAGCAAGGGCATCATCGTTTCTTCTTTGATGGTTTCGGTCTTGATGAGCGTTCGGTGCAGATCGGGTCTTCATCGACGGGTAGATATATCGTCTGGGGATAGTAGCCCAAGGCCTCGGGGATCTGCAACCCGGCGGTCTGTACTCTGCGAATGAAGGCCGACACCGCCTGTGGAGTGATCCCGTTATCCACAGCCCATGCACTCAAGCTCGTGTCGTCCGCCGCCTTCTTCAGCAAGCGTCTAAGTTGCTTTTCGGTTATGGCTGACTTGGGGATCCGATTTTTCATGGATGACTCCGGATGAGGGGTCGCAGCCGCAGAGAAACCGCGACCCCTCGAGGGCTACGTTACCGATTAGACAACCGGCGGATCGCCCTGGCCTTGATCGCCGGTCGGCGCGGGAGCTTTGCCCCTCTTGCCACCCGGTCCTTGACCATGCAACTCATCGTTCTGGGCACGGCCAGGAATTTCCTCGCCTTCGAACGGTGTGGGGTTCTCCTCGGCCGGCGCCTGGGCGGGCTGTGTCACGGAGAACGACTGGGAACCTTCCTCGATGTGGAAGTCACGTTCCGAGTTAGGAGAAACGTCGATGGTCTCCCCGTTCGTCTCGACGACAGCGCCGTGAGCACGGGCCTTGACGGTAACAGTGGTCGTCATTGATGGGCTCCTTGTCGCGGAATTGCGATGTGTGAAACCTACACGAAATGACGTGCTATTGTCAACTGCATCTTCAGAAGGGGCAATCGTTCTGGATTTCCTCGATCCGAGAGTTCACATAGTCCTGGTAGGTCTCTTCCTCGTCGTGGTCGCTGGCCTTCCAGTCATCTTCATCATCGAAATCCATACCATCGAGTGACTGAGTAAAACTCTCAAGCTCGTCATACCGTTCTTGAACAATCGAGCTTTCCTTCAGCTGGTCGGGCATGTTGTCGAGCTTGTCTTCTTGTTCTTGTTTCAAGTCTTCGACCGATTGCTTGAACGACTCAAAATCATCCTTACTCTGGATAGCGGGCAAGTCCTCATCGACCAGTCGATAGGCAGTCTGCAAGTAGTCGCTACTAGTAAGCTGCCACCGCTTGAAAGGCGTCAGGCTCTTGAGTGTTCGACTGGATCGAGGGCCGGTCTTCAACGATACCTTGTAATAGGTATCACCTTTCTTAATCCCCTGTTCGGGATAGTCTTTTCGTGCGACCCGCTTTAACACCTTAGCCATTGTCTAATCCTTGGATAAGAATGCGGGACCGACTGCCTGCACAACAATCGATCCCGCACCCGACCTTACCGGTTTCGGCTAATCAGGCCAATAAGACCATTCATAGCGGCTTCTCCTAGGGCGAACCCAAGGCCGAAGACAATTGCGGCAAGGAACAACATCAACGAGGGTTCCATGAGAACCTCCCTGTAGAACGTCCCTCTACAGGTAGCCGAGGTGGCTACTTGATTTCGGCAATCTCGATGGTCAGCGTCTTGGGCGGATCGCCCTTCTTGAACGCGGTCTTCTTGATGTAGAGCGAAGGGATCGGGGCATCGTCGTCCCCGTTCTTATAGACGTTGGTACCCTTCGTTTCGCGGTCGAATTTCAAAGTAGTCTTCATGGTGGGCTCCTGTAATTGACCTGTTCATTATCGTGACACAGGAGCTATATGTCAACCGCTCATTTCTCAGCTAATTCGTCGATGACCTTGGCAGCCCGATTAACTCCTGCGACGATCTGGCGCCACAGGGTGATCGCGTTTGTGGGAAGCTTCTCCTCCTCGCAGTCGCCAAAGGCCCGACACGCTGCGATGAGGATCTGTGCTGTCTTGCGGTCCATCAGCCTTCACCCTCGGGCTGACCTAATGTGAGGAGTGCAGCATGATTGCCTATCTCGATGTTCTCACTGACAATCTGCATTGCCATGTCAGGAGTGATCTTGCGCTGATCCTGTAGCGCGATCAACTGACCGACAAACTGAGACGTGATGGCTAGGATTCTCTGAGCGGGCATCTCGGGTGGCATCTGATCCTTCAGCGCCTTCATGAAGGCTTGATCGGCGGCGTCCGGCTGAAAGCCCTTAGTCGACGGCATTCACTTTACTCCCTTTGAGTGGATCGCCACACGGCTTGGCTCCGAACTGACGATATAGGTTGATGAAACGGTCTCGGTTCTTCTGACCCTCGAACGCATAGGTTCTTACTCCGCTCCCGGGATCAAAGACCACGGAGACGTGTTCACCCACGATCAGGGTATTGATGTTCTCAGGTCTTAAACCCTGACCTATCGGGCAGGTTGCATAGTGGGGTTCACGGAAGGCCTGCGCCATCTTTGCGCGCCACATCCTACGAGTATCGTTCATAGGGGGCTAACGCCCGTCGGGATGTGACTGCCCAGGTCACCGAGTACTAGGTGCAGTTTCTCCCTCACTCGAAAGACGTTGACGGCACTATCGCGGCTGTTCTGGTCCGTGATGTCCAGGTAGGGCAAGAAGGTATCGATGAACAGGATCAGGCTTGCGGCATCCTCGCAATCGATCCTCGGTGTAATACAAGGCACTTGGCCATCGGTTGTCTCGGTCAAACTTGGTTTTCTCATCCCGCTCTTTCCTTTCCTGAATACAATACACTTTCGAGACAAACCAGGCAACTATTCCTGGATTTAACCTGTGTCTATCTGGAATTTTCTGGTTTAACACAGATTAAAGCGGAGACCGTAATGGATTGATAGTGGTAACGGAAAGTGCAATAGTGACTAGTGCCGAACCGTTTTCGGCTGTTGTAAGGAGATCGTACCATGCCTCGCCATGACTATATTCCTCTGAAGCATGTGCTTCCCAAGGGGATGAGTGCCAAGGTTGCTCGGTCACATCTGCGTAACCAGACCAAATTCCATCAGCGCGACGGTCGATGGGAGTTTCCCCGTAAGACCGCTGATCGTGTCGAGAACTTCCTCGTCGATCACACAAGCTGACCCCTAGGGTCCGACGTCTCAACCCTCCCATATCCCCGAGACGTCGGGCCCGCCTTTCCTCAACGTTCGTAGGTTATACGTACCGGGGTGTGTTTGTAGATAAGCAGATGGGGAACGATCATCCTATCATAGGGTTGCCGGCGTCCTGCGAAGCCGGGCGGGTATTCTGCCTTGATGTCCCGCTCGACAGCCTGATCGAGGACTGCCCACTCAACCAGGCCCTGGCATTTAATATCTACCTGAATATCTGTGGGCTTGCAGCCGTGGAGTTCGAGCTCGCGCTGAAGCGCCTCGACAAAGACACCTAGTTCCTTAAGCACTAGATCCTTTCCTCCAAGATGAGTTTTCCAAGCAGTCGATAGACTCGCTCCTCATTGTCGGACATCCGCACGATGTCGGGCGTGTCTCGTATAGCGGACCCGATAACCTTGCGACGGTTAGGCGGCAAGGCCTGAACCGCCTCGATCACGTCAGCGACTGTGGGCACGTCATCTGGAAACCGCTCGATGGCTGAACGAGACAGGTTCTTCATGTCGTCCAGGTCCCACTGACCGCTAAAGACCATCGCGCATTGAAGGTAACCGAGCCATCGATGTGATTTGCGCCCCTCGACAGCGCCCGAGGTGATTTGATCGCACATCCACAGGAAGTGATGCACAGTATCGCCTGACACCTCCTGACGTGCATCTATTTGCCTGTGAGGATCGATCATCTCCCTGATCTGCTCGGCGCAATAGGTAACTGCTTGCTGGTTCATCACTCTGCTTCTTCCTTGTCTCGCTCGGCGTAGAATGCCTCCTGAGCGGTGATGGCTGCCTTACGAGCAGCAGTCGGGTTCTCGACACCCAAGTCCCGCAGCAGTGCATCAAGTTCGTAGTCGCCGTGATCGTACCAACGAGGCTCGATGAGCATGAAGCCGTCCTCATCCGCCTTCCGAACGTGGAACTTACAAGAGCGACCATGAACGTAATCCATGTCAGCCAGGAGTCTAGAGTGACCGCGGGCTATGATTTCTTGGACGGTCTCTTCTTCAAGAGGTCCTTCACGGTGATGTAGAAACCCCAAACCCTGGGGCTGAGACAACTCAAACGCTTTCTTGATGGCGTCGGGAAGCCTGTCTCTAGATACTTTGATAAAGCACTCGTCACCCATCGTTCTCATTCTAGTTCTCCTTTACTCCATGGTGCTCAGTCAAGCTGTCCACCCACTCTTTGCCGCTGAGCTTGACATAGGTGGTGGTTGGTAGAAGCAAGACGACCTGGTAGTCATGCGGAAGGTAGATCACGGGCCAGTGTAACCGACCCTCGATGATAGAATAGCCGATGATGTGCCAGTGAAGGCCCTCTTCTTCCACGAGACTGTGGTGATCGACGCGGCAGACTGTGTCCTCACGATTGGGCAGCTCGAAGACGTTGCCCACCTCCAGTGAGCCGACCGGGATCCATGACCGCTCATACCCCGACATCAGTCGTCCCCGTATGGCGAGAGGGCACCATTAGTCAATCGAGGGGGAGGACTACCCGTGTTGCGCCACTCCCTTGCCTCGTTAACCGTGATGAACCCACGCTGGAGAAAGATCAGGATCTGCTCATCGTCCTTGTACCGCTTCACGAGACTACGAATAGCAAGAAAGGCTCCAATCCCCATACCAATGATTATGGCGATAATTGTAAGGGTCACGTCAACTTCTCCTCATTGACAGCTCGGATAATGCGTTCTGCATCGGACCGTCTAAGTTCCTTAACTTCTCGACCGCCATAGCCGAACCCGACTTGAGCTACCGCCCAACCATTAGCATCGCGGATGGTGAAGCAGGTTTTCATCTCGTGTAGTGTCCATGGTCTTGGTGAAGTTTTTGGTCTCATCATCGGGCCCTATATACGTGCCAAACAAACTGATTACAGACGCAAGACCCTACGTGAGTACTACGAGCGGGATCCGGGATGTTGTGACCTGTTCCAACTAGAATGAAGTCTTGGCGACCAATCACTTCCTCTACGTCGGTATGCTCAATCCACAAGGTCGGTAGATCTTGGTTATGCTGTTGAGCAACTAGCACTACGCGCCCCAGCGGCGTTGAGGTTCCTCCAGAACTCATCGGGTACTTCAAAACTCTCACGTTAGGTTCTCCGTATACTTGAGGGTGGCGTTGTCGTCTGACATCATAACACAACCTCGGATTTCCGGGAATATCCGGGCGGAACATTCTGGACAGTAGTTCGGGAACCGAGGATTGACCCAGCAGAGCAATGTCCCACAGCAGGGTGTCTTCAGCAGACGGAAGTGCACTCGCTCCGTACTCATCGTTTGGCCTTTCTACTCTCATCATACTGGTGCCACTCGTTCTCCTCAGCTTCCTTGCGCTCTACGAACCGACGAAACTCGTCTCTCATATCCCAGTTGGGATGCTTGGCCAGCATGCGCTCGAACACCGCACGGTGGGTCCGAGCTGGAAATGCGGGCCGGGCATGTTCTGGCCTTCTCATGATAGGGCCTTCCTTAGTCCATGCTCGATAAGGCGTGTTAGATCCGTTGAGCCGCAGGTTACCTTCAGTGTGGACAGGTCCGCACCCATTCTAGCGCAAGCGAGCAAGTAGAGCTGCATCTCGAGGAGTTGCTCATGCTCTCGCTCCTGGAGTCCTGTGTCGGGTAACTGTATGCTGCTCTTAAACGGGATCATCCCTCTTCCTTCCACAGGCCGACAGTCTCCCACTCGCTTAGTAGCTCTGGCAGGGTGAGATATCGGGTCGCGGTGCGAAGCCTCCTGTTGAGCTGCCGAGCTGTGGGATCTACGAACGTTGTTCCTCGCCAGATCACTAGGTGGTACTGGTACCCATGCTCTACCAGATCCGGGTGGATAGAGTGTGTGGGACCCTTGTATCCCTTGCATTCCATGATGATCGACCGCGGATGCTTCTGTCTATAGGACAGACAGGCCTCTAGACAGGAGTATGGAACGGTGCTCATGACTGTAGCTCCGGCCAGTTTACCCTGCCCGTAGGTGGAGCATAGGATCGAGCAGCGATAGCCGCAACGCCATTCACTCCCACACCCGGGATCTGGAGAAGTCCTTCCACAGACCAGGCTTCGGGGTGCTTGATGTCGTGCTCCTTTAGGGCATTGATCGTTCGACCGGACAGCTTCCGCTTCAGCGGCGCCGGACTTTTCGCGGGATGCTGCTTGACTAGACGCAGGCATTCCTTCAGGTGAGTGTTGAGCGCTCGAAGGGCGTTCCGCTCGTCACGCTGTCGAGCCTTGACTGTGGACGCATGCTTAGCCGACGTCTCGAGTTTGAGAATGTCCTCTGCTCTGACTCTACGTTCGATGCTGATAGCGAAGGTGTTGACTAGGTCCTGTGTGCTAATGTCTCTCATGACTCATTCTCCTTGAGCCCGTTGGGATAGATAATTAAGACCTGTAGCCTGAGCTTGCGAGCGTAGCGAACTGTCGCCCAGGTTCCTGATCCTCGTCGTTCCTCATCATAACCTCGAGGTGTCGCTACCAGCAACTCACTGCATTCCACCATATCCTTATCCCGGACTAGGTAGTCTCGGGGTTCGCAGATGATCTTGGCCTTAGAGAAGTGCGCTCGATAATCGTCCTTGATCGGCGGATGCAACTGGACTAGACCGTTGTAGCCATACCAGATGGTTGCGGCTTCATAGTCCGCTCCGACGCAATCGCCGTTGTGCATCCACAGGAACCCGTCATCTCTCAAGCGGCAGAGTTGTCTGTGGAGAGTTAGCTCCTGCTGCTTGGTGATCCCCTTCTTCGTTCCGGTGAAGGCTAGGTGCCTATAGGCGGACCTCATGGTTTTGCCTTTCTGAGTTTCTTCTTGACGACCCATTGTGCCAAGGCTTTGGCCATATGCTCTTTCGCTTCATGTGCTAACCTCTTGCCGAGAGCTGCAGCTTCATCATAGTCGTCGCATGGACTGCCGGCCTCATACTGTCCGAACGGAGTCATTATCTCGGGGTAGAACCGGCCGGTCTTCCGATCAGTCTTCACTGCGCCGCTTGGTAGACGCCGGGCATCCTTGTCCAGTTCTGCGAACATTTCTTTGTCAGTCACTGCTTGAGTACCTCCTCTAATTCGTGGACCGGGCAGTCTATGTCGAAGGTGTAGCTCGGATATGGGGGCTGCTTCTCCGGACAGTTGCAACCCTGCATCCTAGCGTCCTCGCTTCCGGGGAGTGGATCGGGTTTCCATCCTGGAGGTGCTCCCTTCATGTCGAACGAAACAGTCACTGTGCTCATCACTTATCCTTTCAATGAATTACGTGTCTCTCAAAACCCAAACCATATAAGATGGGACCAGGTGCGTGGGATACGTATGGCCGCCTATTTTTGGACGGGGCGGTCATACGTAACGGGTGGGTAGATTTATTACGGCAAGACGTTGGCGATGGTCGACATCGTATGGACGAAGTTCATGAACAGCGGATAGACGAACGATACGACAGTCACGGCAACGGCAATTTGGAATAGACGGATCATGGTTCGTTCCTTTCGTTTCGATGTTCACAGTATACAGGCAACAGATTAAGAATGTGTTACGGGATGGAAAGAAATGTGCGCGACACGTTATAGGCTTCATTACGATACACAGCGGACGCACAAGGCGTTTCAGCGTGTCGCGCACATTCAGGTTTTAGGCGTCGGCCTTTTCGGCGTTCGCCTTTTTCGCACGTGGCGCACGGGCAGGTTTCGCAACCTTCGCGGCGTAGGTCGTATCGAACGCAGCGCGGATTGCATCATAGTCGCGTTGGTTGTTCGCAACCCATGACGTGTTGCGGATGTGCGCAGACACCTTTGCGCGTAGACGCGAACGGATTTGTTTGTCGTTCAGCGTGAACGACTTGTTGTCACGGTGCACGTCGGAGATGATGGTTTTCAACACGACGGGAAACGTGATCGATTTACGTGCAGGCATTGTGCATTCCTTTCATCGTCGCGTCATTGCGACATCACCTTTATCGCATA